GACTCGTCTAATATTGTTTTTTCTACACTAACAGTCTTTTTTTGTGGAATATTTTCTTTTTTGGGTGTTTCTTTTACAAGATTAGTTTTTTCTTTAATTTTTCAATCAAAATAATTTACAGCTTGTTTTGATTTTCAATATAAATATTTTGTTCATTTTTTTATTCAAGTTGCAACCTCTCAAATAACAGTTCATCAAGGTATCTCTCATCTATCAATATCAAGAAAGGCTTCAATAATGTCTGTATTTTTCAAGGCCTTAAAAGATAACTTTCATTTTGCATCTCTAATTTTTGCTCACGATATAAGTCAAAACATTCATCATCAAACAAACATATCAAATCTTTGTTTATCTCTATCAGAAAGATTATCTCTAAAATGAGACAATCAAGGAATTTTATTAACATATTCTCATCATTTTTGCAATAACTCTCAAAATCATTGCACTACTCATTTTGTTTGATCTTGTTCTCCTGCTATATTAAATAAGGTTGTTCAAATAGGCATTCAAACAGACATAGCAACATCAGAGATTCACTCTCACAAATTAAGAAAATCAGCAGATAATGTTTCTGCTCATTTCGGTAAATATTCTTTTGTTTTTTCTGCAATAGGTTGAAGATAATCTTTTCAAAAATTACTTTCACGAATACCACTTATAAAATCAGTATCTCTTAATGATGTTCAAATTTTTTGTCAAATTCAACTTCAAGCACGACTTATATTTCTAGCTCATCACAATAACATTTTTGAAGTATTAAGCAATCATCTTTCCAAAAAATTAGTTGTCGCTTCTTTATGTTCTTCGGAAGTTATTCAATATTTTTTCACCAAAAAATTATTAAAACTTTCATCAGTATCTCACAAAAAATCATATTTTTTTCAAGTATCATTATAAAACTCTTGTCTAAGTTTATTATCAACTCATCAAATATCTCAACTTTTTTCAAAAGGATTAAAACTACCAAAAGTTGCAGATTTATTTTCAAAATTTCTTAAAGTTTTTTTTTTATTAAAATCAACGACTTCTTGTTCAGTAGGTCATTGACTCATTTGTCTTTTCTTCTCTTGTTCAAAAAAATAATTAGACATAATTTTTATTTATTATAAAAATCCATTCATTGATCATAATATTGTTCAATTCAATTAGTAAACCGATCTATTCAATTTTCATCAAACATATCATCAAAATCATCATCAGAAATAACCTCTCTCATAAGTTTTAAAGTTTTTTCTTTATTATCTCTTAATTCAGGATAATACATTAACAAAGTTCACATTGAGGCATCAAAAGATTTTTCTTTATCATCAATGTCATATTCAGTTCATTCTTTTAAAGATTTTTTCAAAATATTCATATAAGATTTTACGGCTGTTTCTGTATCTAATCAAGCCTCTTTGAAATATGCAGGAGAATTTTGAAGAGGGTTAGAAATTTTTTTTCAAGAATTATCTTTTAAATCATAAAATCATTTATTTTGAGACATTGTAATTAAATTTTTTGCTATTTTTTCAGGGTCATCTCAACTTTGTTTTACTACATTTGATCAATAATATTTTAATACTTCTTGTGGGTCTTTTCAAATCATTCAAATTTTTTCCAAAGTTTTAGGTTTAAAAAATCAAGTATATGATTTTGTTTTTGGATTTAATTTTACTCATCAAGTTTTTGATATAATATTTTTAAAAATATCATTATCAAAAGAAGTATTATTTTGATTTTGATTTGATATATTTTTGTTAGCAGTATTTTTTTGTTGAGTTTGTGTAGGTTGTGTTTGTCATAATTTAGGATCATAATATCAAGCAATAATTGGGTCAGTTGCTTTAATAGTTCTTGTTCAAACTTTTTCATTTCATTTCCGATTTGATTCTTTTATAGTTATATTTCAATTATCATCTACCCCAGTTATCATAGCAACATGTCAATTTCTTGCATATTTTCAAGGAAGTTTCATAATAACTGCACTTCAAACAGTAGGAGTATCAGAATTTTTAAGAGACATTTTTTGTTCAAAACTGTCTCAAAAATGTCATTTTGCACCAACTCAACTTAAAGCATCATTCACAAAAGCTCAACATTGTCCTCAATTAGTTCAATCTGGAATTTGAGAAACAGCATATCATAATCAAGTATTTCATCATCAAACACTTCAAGAAAGATTTCAAACAACATTTCTTCTTTCATTTCTTGTATCAACATTTTGAGGAGTAAGGTTTGCACTTCAAACTTTTTGTATTTGGTTTATAGAGTTTTGATATTGTTTATCTTGATATTGTTCTTGTTGGAAATCAAATTTTTGTTTATTTAAATCAAAATTTTGTTGTCGGTGTTGATTCGATAAATCTGTTTGTATTCATTTTGTTATCATATCTAATTTTTTAAGTTGTTCTTTTGTTTCAGTTTGCAACATATTTTGAGCAAGATTTAATTGTTTTACAAGTGGATTTTTAAGTCTAAGTAATTTTTTTGATTTCTCGGAAACATAAGCAGAACGAAGATATTGTGGAGCTTCATCTCATAATTCTCTTCAAGCCTCCTCATAAAGATTTTCTATTTGTTGGTCTATTTTATTTATTTCATCAGAATATTTATAAACATCATTTTTTCGTCTTTGCACATTAGGAGCAGACAATAATTCTTTTGCTGTATCTTCGTATTTATCTGCATAACTTCAATATCTTGATTCAAGTTCTTTTGCAACATATTCATTAACAGGTTTTGTTGTTTTTTGATATAAATCTTCTTTTTTAGGTTGGGATTTACTATTATCTTTTGCAAGAGAAAATTTTCATCAATTATTTAAGGACTTAAATAATCAAGATGTATTAGTATTTATTGTATCAAGATTATTTTTTTCTTGAACTCTTTTTTGGGCTTCAATTACAAGGTCAGGATTTGTTTTTGATAAATCATTCAAATCATCGCTTCAAGGAAACATCTGTCAAGATGATATAAGTTCGGAAATATCATCAGGAGTTAAATTTGCATAAACAGAAATATTTTTTTTTCTTTTTTCAAGTTCTAATTTTTTTGGGTGGTCTTCTGGAATATCAACAAGTCATTGAATATAAGAAAAATCATCATGAAATTGTTGATTCATATTTTGAGCAATATTTGTATTATCAGTATTTTTTTGTTGATTGTTATTTTCAGGTCATCAATAAATCTTTCAAGTAGATTCATCTTTCCGTCAAGAATAACTAGGTTTTGATTGTTTAGATTGAGAAAAAGCAGTTTCATCTCATCAATAAATCTTTCAAGTTATTTTATATGGATCATACAAACTTTGAGAAGATTGGTTTTGTGGAGGAATAACAGTCTTTTTTTGTGGGTTTTCTTTATCATACATACTTTTTAATCGACTATCTTTATTTGCAGGACTTTCATTTTGTATGACAAAAGGAAGTTTTTTTTTACTTTTAAAAGACTCAAACTTTGTTTGAGGTTGCATATTCATACTTTGGTTTCAATATTGATTTACTTTTGATTCAGCAGAAAAATCATAAGGGTTTTTGTTTTTATTTCAATTTATCATTATCGATTAGGTCTTAAATAAGATAAAAATATATTTGCAAGAGATATCACTCAATTTGGTGTTCAAGATGTTGTAATTGTAATGATAAATTGCAAAGTCTCATTTTCCATAAGATAAAGATTCTTTGTTCAATTTCAAGAATAAACAGAAAGCAAGTCAGACAAATCATTGAAAGTATAATGCGACATTGTTGTTCAAGAAATAGATCATCACAAACTATCAGTTCAAGAAGTTATAGTTCAAGGAATGTTTATTGTCTTTCAACTTGCTCAAATTCTATCAGTCAAAACAACTCAATTTATATTACTTATTACTTTAAATTCGATTGCTTGAATATTATCTAAAATTGTTACATCATAATGAAATCATATTTTATAAATCCCTGCTTGTTTTATTGTTATTGTATCAAATCAATCATATATAACTGGAATTAGTTTAGAATTATATTGATCAATATTAGGATTTTCTGACGGACTCGGTAAATTATAACTTTGAAATAAATTTTCCATATCTCACGATATAATCGGAGTAGGTCATCATCGTGCAGAGAATTTAACATAATTTACAAGTTCAAGTCAAGTATCAACTCATCAGTCATTTTTCATAACAGTAGGGATTGAAAAAGTTTTATTTAAGTATGTTTTTTGTCATTTTCTTTCAGTATCTATCAAATCAAGCCGTCTATAATCTGGACGAAGTTTTTTTATTCAAATTGAGTCAATGTTTTCTGACATTGGTTTCAATTTTGGAATATTATTAAGAGATTGCTTTGATTTCATCATCATACATAAAAGTTATTTCATATAAAATTGGAGACACTTCGCGACTACTTCAAGGAGTAATAATAACTTTATATTGAATTGTAGAAAAATCATCTATTCAAGCCCTTTGTATTTGTTGAGTTTCAATAATTTCTCTCATTTTAGTTGGGTCATCAATAACAACAACTGTAATTCGTCAATCATCAGTATTATAATTTTCCATATTTGTTCTTACTTGTATGGTTATTGTTCAAGCATTTGTAGGGTTTCAAGTTGTATCTAACTTGTATCAAATATAAATATTTTGCAACTGTTTTCTTAATCACATTATTCATCAATCAAAAATTCTTGATATTAGCACTCATTCTTGATTTATATAGTCATTATGTCTATATTTTAAATTATATCTAAACTCTTTTGTTGCAGATGAACAATACATATAATCTCAAATACAAATTCAAGACTCAAAAATTTGTCATTCTCGCAATCAAATAAGATTATCTCAAATATTATCTAATTCTTTTCAAAAACTTCGGACTTGATCATAAAAAGGCAAATATAACATTTTTCAAGTAGCAGGGAATCTTTGGAAAGCAGACGAAAAGGTAAAGTCTTTATGATAAGCATTATTTCAATTGTTTATATACGATTCTTTTATAAGTCTTGTTTGATATCAAGAAATTTCGTATAAACTTGTTTTATAAAGAGAATTTAAACTATTACAAACAATAAAAGTTCTCTCTCATAATTGTCAAACTTGGGAAATTGATTTATTTTCTAGAACAACAGTATTACTAATTCAAGTATCCTCTGCATCTCGAAATCATCAAATATAAAAAATACGACTATCAACTCAATTATAATCAGTATAAACTTCAATATTTGAACTTCTTCCAATTATTCATCTTATTTCTGCAACATCAAAAGTCCTCATATCTTTTCGTCATCAAACAGAAACTGGTCAAGTATTTGTAGTTGGTAAACCTCTCCAAAGTTTATTTCATCTTCACACCAAAAGAGCAGAGTTCCAAAAATTTACTGTTGCAAATCAATTATTTTTAAAAGGGAATGAAACATTTCGTCAAGTTGGAGTAATATCAGTCAATCATCAAATAGGGACACTATTTGCCTGAAATCTTAATATTTTTGTAGGAGAAAAAACATAAATCCAATCACGAAACTTTGTTGCACTTTGAATATTAGTTGTTCAAACATTTCAAGCCATTATTTCTGTAAAACTTGTATTATTTCATATACTAACATCTCAATTTGAATATATTCTAACAAGTGTTTGATAATCTCGTTTTACATAAGCAACAATTTTATTTCAAATATTTCTTTCATCATACCTTGAAAGCAATTGTATTCATTTTAAATCATTTCTTATATCAATATTTTTTGAATAAAAAAAAGTTCATTCAGATCAAATATATTGGTCTGTTGAAACTCATTTATATCGGCTATTCTCTTGTCGTGTTTGCATTAGTAAGTCAAAAAAGATAAATTAGGTATTTGTTCAACGGCTGGACTATTATAAATATTAGATAATGAAATAAATATTTTCTTAATTGCTTTTTCATAGTCGGCTTCTGCATCTGCTTTTTCTTGATATTTTCATCTTGCAGTAAAAATATAAACCCTCATTTTATGTAAAACTGGGGTAATATCTTGTCGAGGGAAAGGTAGATCATTTTCATCATCAGTGAGTGTATAATCTTTTTTCATAACTTGAAAATCAATTGAAAGTCAATTATTTACATTTTGAGTTGGTGTTGGGTAAATAATTATTTTATTATTTACAAGTTCAAAATGGGGTTTTATTGTAGTTATATTTTTAGAATTATATTCATCATCATTTTCATTTAAAGTTGGAGACATTGGAGTTGCAAAATTTCTTTTTTGTTCATCAGAAAATTTTATAAATACTTGCAAAATACTTCTAAACTGGTCTATTCAAGGGATAGTTGTTGAGTCAGATGTTCAAGTAGGAAGATCATAAGTATTTTGATTTGCAATAAGATTTGTTTGAATTTTTTCCAAAAAAAAGTTTGTCTTAACAAACTGGACTAATTCTCTTTCAAAATCGTGTATCGCTCTATTAAATCGAATCAATCAATCACTATAAGGAATTTGTTTTTGGTTGATAAAACAATCTTTATAACATTCTTCTATATAATTTTGGATTGTTTTCATAGTAGTTTTTAGAAAATAAATACTGAAAGATTTAATAAAACATTTATTTACACAAACATTTTATCAAATCTCCCAAAAGGGAGAAATGATGTTAGTTCCAAGAATAATTTAAACTTGAAGCCGATTCTAATCTTACAATTGCATCTTGTTGTAATACAACTGTTTTCATTGCTCGTTTACATCAAAGTTTTCTTCTTTGCTCCAAAGGATCAGAATCACTTGATCATTTTGAAGAAATATAAGATTTCATTTTTTGTAATTCTGCAACTCAATATGCTCACTCTCACATCATATAAGTAGGATAAACATCAACAGTTGAAGTAAATTTTTGAACAAAAGCAGATTTTATCACTCTAACATTAAAGATTGTTCAAATCTCTCAATTAAAGATTTTACTTACTGATTTTGTATATTTATTTACTGAAATCCAAGATTTATCTCAAACTTCCATTTGCAAATCATATATAACATTTGGGTGCATTACAGCAACATAACTTCCTCATATTGTTGGAGCAGATTTTGTTGATAATAAAGCATTTCATTTAGCAAGTAATTGAGTGACCATTAAATCAGTATTTGTAATAGTCGGTCTTGATGTTGCACTTCCAGCATAAAGAATATTTGTGACATCTGTATCAAGAGTTTGTTGGATTGTTTCATCAACTATTCTTGAGGCATTATCTCACAATACTCCTGCTCATTCTTTTATAAGATTTATCGGTGCAGTATCAAGAAGAATATCTGTCAATGTAATAAACATTCAATATTGTTCTGCTTGAATAGTTATTGTTGTCATTGTTAAATCTTTTTCAACTGGTGTCACTCATTCTGTCAAAAGAGTTTGAGTTGGTGTATATGCCATTCTATTAACCCTTGTAAACTTTAGAGTTTGGTATCAGTCAGTCCAAATAGGTTTTTTTCACAAATCATAGAATTTTAGATTAGGCTCAAAATTTTTAAGCACTGTTTTATCAAGTCGTGTTTGGAACAGTTGTCCAGACAAATTAATATTTCATGAATTAGTCATTTAAAAATGGGGAAAGATATAAAAAAAATTATATATCAAGATTTCCATTATTAAATTGAGTTTGAACAGCAACCGTTAATTCATCATAACTCATACTATTTACATCAACTCCTTTTCAATTACTTCTATTTCATCAAGCAATACCATAATTATCTTTTGGGGATTGCTCAATTCATTTTTCATCCTTTCGGATTGCGAAAACTTGTTTTAGAGCTAAATCAGGGAATTTTTCACAAGCAGTTATAAAATCTTTTTTTTGATTTCATAGTATTTCTGCTTTTTCAGTAGCAAACGATAAAATTTCAGACTTTCTCTCTTTTTCTGCAATTTCACTATTTTGTTTTTGCTTATTTTCAAGAAATTTTTTTTCAATCTTTGCATCTGTTAAAGCATCTATTTCATCAACACTCAATTCAGATCATTTTGCTTTCAAATCAGATATTATCTTATCTTGTTTAGCAAGTTTTGATTTAAATTCTTCTGCTTGATGTCTTGCCTCATTCCTCTGTTTCAATAGTTTTTGTATTGATTTTGGTGGTTTTTTTTGATGATTTCAATCTCACTTATTTCAATCATCATCTCAATCTCAATCATCATCTCAATCTTGATTATTTTGATTGTTTCAATCATCATCTCATTTTCAATCATCATCTCAATCTTGACCGTCGTCTCAATCTTGATTGTTTTGATTGTCTTGGTTTTGATTGTCTCAATCGTTTCACTCATTTCACTCGTTTAACATCTTTTCTTCCAACTCTTCAGGAGAAAGATTGCCAAATTCGTTGTTGTTTTCATTTTCCATTATAATAATAGTTAATTATAAAAGGCGATCATGTCGCATACAATTTTTTGGGGTGGTGTTGAAAACCACAGATATTTAAGAATTTTGTGAGATTAATTTTTTAACTTCTTTATCTGCCATTTGATTTATTTTATCAGTAATTTCAGATATATCATTATTTCAAGAACTAAAATATTCATATAAATATAGATAAAACTTTCTTTCTATTATAAGAAGATGTCTAAAAGAAAAAACAACCTTATCGTGATTTGGGTCTAATTCAGCCATTTTATCTGTCAATTGTCTTATAATAGTTTCAATATGTTCAAGATTTTTTTCCATAGCAATAAAAGATTATAAAAGAGATTTTAATTTTTTAATATCTTTTTCAATAATTTTCTTTTCCTTTTCTGTTTTTACATCAAGCAATTCAACAGTAAGTTCTCATATTCTTTTTTTTGCATTATTTATTACAAACTGTTCTGCTTGTTTATCAAGATTTCATCAAGATTTGATTATATTAAGATGTTCTTTAATAACAGGTGCTTTGGAATTTTCTCAAACATATCATTTATTATGTTCAATAATTGCTTGTTCAACATTTCAATATTGTTTTACAAAATCAATATTTCATTGAGACAATCAATATTTCGTTTTAATATATTCTATATCGTGGAACTCTCGCAATTGACATCAATAAAAGTCTAGCAAAGTAGAGACAACAACAGAATAAAACAACATCATATTTTTTGCATTTATTTTAATGTCTCAAATATTTTCCAAAGTTATATCTCATATTTTGATATTATTATCTCTTATATAATCAAGAAATATTTTTTTTAATCATTTTTTATCAACAACATCTTTTGCAGTTCAGATATATCAATTCATAGTTTATTTTATTAAGATAAAACAGACTCTATATAATCTTCCAATGTCGCGACTTCTTCTTTTGAAATAGTCATATCAACTTTTGCTTTTTTAAATTCATCGTTTATTCTTAAAACAGTTTCATCAAGATTATCTAAATCTTGTTTTTTTATTCAATAATATTGCATTATTGCTCTTATATCATCAGGAATTGTTAATCATAACAAATCAGAAAATACTTTTTCTTTTCATTCATCAACAGATAATTCAACAAGTTTTATCTCGTGTTTTGTTAATCACATTTTTTGTAAAAGAATAGTATCAAGACACATTTTATTATTTAATCCAAAGTATCTTTTCACTTCAAAAGCAGTGTTTAGTTTTCTGTTTGTTTTTTTTGGAACATTAGAAATAGCGTTGTCTGTTTTCTTTTCTGTTCCTATTGTTGTTGGAACATTAGGTTTTTTTGGGACATTAGAAACAACTTTGTCTGTGTTCTTTTCTGTCTCTGGTTTTTTTGGGACATTAGAAACAACTTTGTCTGTTTTCTTTTCTGTCTCTGTTTTTTTTTCTGTTTCTGGTTTCTTTGTTTTGTTTAAATTTGTAGATGTAGTCATAGTATAATTTGGTAAAAAATTAAAAAATATTATTTAGTCATTGATTTTGCTAATTCTCTAAATTCTATCAATCAGTTTGAAAATTCTTTTAAATTTTCTTTTATTTGAACAATTTGTCATTCTAATTCTTTTATTTCATAATAAGAATTTGTATAATTTGTTTTAAATTGTTCAAAATCTCAATATTTTTTATATCACTTTTTTTTGAAAACTTTATCTAATTCATCAGGAGTGGAAAGTTCTTTAAATTTCAATCACATATCTAGAATTTTGTCTTGATTGTGTTTTATATTTTTTTCAATAATTCAGAATTTATAGATTGTTGTAATATAAGATATTTTAATATCTTTTTCATAGTCTTTTACAGCCTCTCATTCAAACATCTTTGAATCTAACTCAAATCAATACTCGTCTTTTTTTCTAAACATAGTTATGGTGTGGTTAAGTATAAAATATTATTGCAAGTTTTCTAAACTTGGAGATTTTGATTGTTGTCTTTGCATTTCAAAATTTGCCATTTGATTTGCACTTCATCATCATTGATCTTTCTCTTTTGTATTATAAAAATCTTGTTGAGATTGTCAAGATAAAATATATGCTTGTTTCCTAGCTTCTATTGATGTAAACTTTGCAGGAGTATCAAGAGCAGACTCATAAATAACAATATATGTATAATGATCTTCTGACATATCGCCAACTTCAACAGGTATATTTCTATTTAATAATAATACTTGTTGTTTCGCTTCCATTTCAGCAGGAGTATAAGGAATTGCTATTTCTATTTCTTGAGCTGTCATTCATTGCAACCTCATTCATTTTCTTTGTATAAATCTTCTTGAAACAGGTAATAAATCAGGTTGTTGTAATCGTGATCGCATCATATTAAGATATTGTTGAGATTCTTCTTTTCTTTTTAGTTCTTGCTCTCATTTATTATTTATTTCAATATGAGGATCAATTCAACTTAAAATATCTTTTCTTTCAAATACTTTTCAAATTCTAACAAGTCATCTTGATTGATGAATTTGTTTTTTTCATCTAAAATAATATTTATATCGGTAATATCGGCAAGTCCAAAAATCTCTCTCTCATCGTGAATTTATTTTATTTCATAATACAAGATTTACATTTGCATTCATTTGTTTGTTTTTGACCTCTGTTGCTGTTTCATTTCAATCACTTCATAATCATCTTATATTATTTCAAATTCAAGTGTCATTTTCAGCCTCATTATCCATAATATCCCTAAGATTATATACATCAGAAGAAATTGGATTTTCAGGAACTTGGTAAACTGCTTGATTTATAGGTCAATTATTAGAATCGAAAGGTAAATACATTCTTCATATTGTAGGATTTGCAAGTTGTCTTTTATTTTCTTTAAATATTGTTTTATCAAGAAACATTTGTCATCAAAGACTAACTCTTATTGCTCTTATTCTCATAAGATTTACAAATAATGTTTTTGTTCTCTGTTTATCTTCCAACACATCAAACAAACTATTTCAAAAAGGGTCTCAAACATAAGGTTCATAATAATTTAATATCACTGGAAACTTCAACATAGTTCAAGCATATTTATCATCTGCAAGTGGTTTTATTACTTCATTAGACAATATCAAAGTTTTATTCCAACATACAATTTGATGTGGTTTTCAGTCTATCATTGTATAATGATAATAAACTGTAATTGTTCAATCTTTTTTATAATTTTGTTTTGCTATTCTTGTGTGTTCTCTTTGAGTTTGATAAATCTCTTTATTTTGTCAAAGATAATTTCGGTTATCTTCCATATCAGAAGACAATCAAGCCTGTAATTGATCAATATTTTTATATCACATTTCTCTCAACTCTTGAAGTGTTGTGTTTCTTTCAAATCAAAAGAATCTAAAATTATTTATTTCAGAATGTCATTTTGGGTCAGGATATATATCAAGAGGATGTATTATTTCAAAGTTTGGTTTTTGTAATTTATCATCTCGTCAAGTAAAAACTCTTATTCAAAGTCAATATACGAATCTATTCCATTGTATCATATAATCAGAAACATCCATTTTCATAAGATTATAATCAGCAGAAGCGATTACATTAAGGTTTTCAGCCTCTAAGTATGAATAAATATCTCTTGAATAAAATGTTTGGCTCAATCAATCTTGATAATACAAAGCAATCAAAGTATTTACATATCATCTAATCATATATAAACTAACTTTTTCATCATTTTTTTCAGTATTCATAAAATATTTAAGTCTTTCTTGCATTCTTAATTTTTTTTGACTTATTGCATCGTAAGATTGTTTATATTCATTATTCACGATTGTTAATATTTCTTGGTCTGTCATTTTATTTTTTGCAAGTAAAACTAAATATAATTTATATAATTATATTTAACTTTTTTTCAAGTGTTTTTCGTCTTGCAACTCAAACGAATCTCTTGGAACTTGTATTTTCCAAAGTCAAGCCAATATAAAATATTGTCATTTATTCTTTTCACAAGTATAAACTCATCATTTATTTAAGACAACAGATCAATCTTCTATTACTCTATTCATAACTATTCTTGCAGTATGTTTCATATTATTTTATTAAGATTTAAAACTATTTTATAATTAGTCAAATATTAAATCTAAAATATCACCATCCCTACTCATTTCTTTATCTGCATCTACCCAATCATATCTTGCATCTTCTAG